TCGCCTCGCCTACGCTGCCGGCCTCGCGACCGACGCAATGGCCGCGCTCGGCATTGAGGCAAGCAGCGCAAATCTGACCGAGTTCGGCGACAAGATGGCGAAAACCGCCAGCAAGGCGAATACCAGCGTCGGCCAGCTCGGCGAGGCGATTCTTACTGTTGGCGGCACAGCGAAGAGTCTGGCCGGCGGCACGACTGAGCTGAACGCGGCGCTCGGCGTCCTCGCAAACCGAGGCATTAAGGGCGCTGAGGGCGGCACGGCTTTACGAAATGTTATTCTTGCTTTGTCCGCGCCTACGGATAAAGCCGCAGATGCTATGTCGGCCCTGGGTCTGGAAGTCTATGACACGGCCGGCAACATGCGTCCGCTCAACGAGGTCTTTCGCGATCTTGACTCCGCGCTGTCAGGCATGACCGAGGGCGAGAAGACAAAGGTTCTCAATGAGATTTTTAATAAAGTCGACTTGAAATCTGCACAAGCTCTTCTCGCCGGCTGCGGCGAAGAGTTTGATAACCTGGCCGCTGCAATCGATGATAGCGCGGGCGCCATGCAGAACATGGCCGACACGCAGCTCGACAACCTGCAAGGCGATATTACGATTATGAAGTCGGCCCTCGAGGGGCTCGGCATCGGCGTATATGAAAACCTGCAGGCTCCGCTCCGTGATACGGTCCAGTTTGCAACCGAGCTCGTCGGGCAGCTCTCCGAGGCGCTCAACGAGAATGGCCTGGAAGGCCTTGTCTCGGCTGCGGGCGACGTGCTCTCCGAGGTTCTCCTCAAGATCACGAGCGAGCTTCCGAAGTTTATTGACATCGGCGTCAAGGTCATTAAGAGCTTGATCTCCGGCCTGCTCAAGAACAAGAAGACGCTCGTTGACAGCGCGATCGAGATCGGCAAGGTCTTACTCAACGGCCTCGGCTCCATTCTCGGAGACCTGGCGCTTGCGGCTCTTGAGATCATCACAACTCTCGCGGACAATCTCGCGAAAGAGGCGCCCACACTGATTCCTGCCGCGGTCGAGGCGGTCTTGCAGTTTGTTGAAGGCCTTCTCAGCACAGAGAATATCAGCGCTCTTATCGACGCCGCGCTCGCGCTGCTGACCGGTCTCGTCGAGGGCCTGATTGCGGCGGTGCCGGTTATCATTGAGGCTGCGCCCGTCATTATTGAGAATCTCGTTACCGCGATTCTTGATAACCTGCCGCAGATCATTGAGTGCGCGATCACGCTCTTAAACGCTCTCACGCAGGGCTTGCTCGACAATTTGCCGCTCCTGGTCGACGCTGCGATCGAGCTGACCCTCGCAATCGCCGAGGGCTTGATCGAGGCGCTGCCCGACCTTATCGACGCCGCGCTTGATCTCGTGGATGCTCTGGTCGATACGATTTTTGAAACCGACTGGCTTGCACTCGGCGCGAAGATTCTCGAGTCGCTCGTCAAGGGTATTCTCTCCTTGATCGGCTCGCTCTTTGAGGCCGCGGGCAAGATCGTCTCGACTATCTGGGATAAGATCACAAATACAGAGTGGTTCCAGAAGGGCGCTGAGGTCCTCACAAAGATCATCAACGGCATCAAGAGCATCTTTACGAACCTGGCTCAAACGGCAAGCGATCTTGTCAAGAAGATCACCGACAAGATCACAAATACTGAGTGGTTTAAGAAGGGCTCGGAAATCCTCACGAAGATCATTGAGGGTATCAAGAGCCTGTTTTCCAACCTGGGACAGGCCGCGAGCGATCTTGTCAGCCAGGTATGGGACACGATCACAAATACTAACTGGCTTGACCTCGGCCGCAATATCATCGAGGGTATCGCCAACGGCGTCTCGAACGCGGTCGGCACGCTCGTTCAGGCCGCGAAGAACGTCGCGAACAGCGCGCTCAACGCGATCAAGTCTGCGCTCGGCATCTCCTCGCCGTCTAAGGTATTCGCCAAAGAGGTCGGCCGCTGGATTCCTCCTGGAATCGGCAAGGGCGTCGATCAGGCCATGCCTGAACTGACCGACGATATGCGCGCGCAGCTTCAAGACTTGATCGATGACGCGAATGTCTCTGTCGCGACCGAAGTCGGCGGACTCAGCAGTAAGCTCGCGCTCACAGCAAACTCCGGTTCTGGCGGCGGTAACCACTCGCAGACCATTACCAACGACAACGGAATCATTGTCTATGTGACCTATAACGGCGACGGCTCCGAAGAGGACGCGCGCCGCGTAGGTAAGCAGATCGGCGCTGAAACAGCGCGCGAAATCCGAAGAAGGGGGCTTGCACCGACATGACCGGCGATAGCTTTAGCTTCGGCAGATATAACAGCGTAGACGACTGGGGCCTGATGGTGATTGCTTACGACTACTTACTTCCTCCAAAGCGAGCTCGTAAGATCACCATTCCTGGCCGCTCTGGCTCCTATGACTTTGGCGCGAAAAACTGGGAAGAGCGCACCTTGCGCATGACCTGCACGTTGACACGCCAAGTCACGAAAGCCGAGTTCCGCGAGATCATCTACGTGCTCAGCAAGAAGGCTCGGCTTCGCCTTTGGAACGAGCCTGACAAGTATTATATCGCCGAGCTCTATGACCCTGCCGAGGTTCAGGACTACTACCTCGAAACGGGCCGCGAATTCGAGCTTAACTTCATCGCCGAGCCGTTTGCGTACGGCCCGACGATCACCACGCCGCTTGAGAACGGGCGCAACAAGATCGCGTATCAGGGCACGGCGGAAACGCCGTGCATGATCGTTCTGCGCAACGTCTCTTCGAGCAACGTCCAAAATATCACGATCACTGCAACGAAAAGGAGTGACTAAGCTATGTATGCTTGCGACTACCTTGAGACCGGTTTTCTAAACGTCCTGCGCGGCGTTACCTTCGCCGCCCCGACAAAAGTCTACCTGGCCTTGTTCCTCAACGACCCTGGCGATTCCGGTACGGCCGGCACAGAAATCAGCTACGCCGGCTATGCCCGCATGGAGATTGCCTTCTCCGAGCCTGCAGCCTCGAACGGCGGTATCGGTATTCAGAATCTCTCTGATATTACCTTCGCGGCGCCAGCTGACCCCGCGGGCACCGTGACGCACATTGCGATCATGGATTCTCTGGTCGGCGGCAATATGCTTGCCCGCAGCGAGCTGACCGAGAGCCTGGTTATCGGCGCAAATGAGCCGCCTGTCTTCCTGGCTGGCGACGTGCTCTTCTACCTGACCGGCAACATGTCGAACGCCTTCAAGACAAAGCTCCTGAATCTCTTCCGCGGCACGTCTATCCTCGGCATCTCCGCGCATTTTTCTCTCTGGAATGGCTCTCCCGAGGAGACCGGCTCCGAGCTTGCCGGCGATAACTATGCCCGCGTTGCGCTGACGTTCTCGGCACCGAGCGAACAGGCGAGCGGCCAGATGCTCGTGCAGAACTCGCTCGCCGTGTCTTTCAATCGTCCCTCGACTCCGTGGGGCGTCTGGACCTATTCGGCGATCTATTCTGCAGCAACGGGAGGTGAACCTGTGTATTTGCAGGAGCTTACCGAGGCGATCACGATCAAGAAGGGCTATATGCCGACGATCGATGTCGGCGCGTTGAAGGTGGGATTGAACTAATATGTTTAGCTTTGACCGCTTCAATTTATCCAGGTTTTCGCTGGGAAGTCAGGACAACACAATTCACATTGAGCTGCTTCTCGCTGAAAACCTGGAGTCTGTTGCCGGCGTAGCTATTCCGGTCGAGACGACCGCCTTCTTTAACGACATTCTCCGCGGTACTGCACGCGGCGCGATCGGCATTGCTTCGACCTTTGAATCGTACGCAGCAATGAACAGCGCCGCGCTTATGCAGGCGAATATCATCGTGAAGGGCTTACTCGGGGACACCTTGCAGGCCATGTCTGACGGCGCGCAGAACTCCATGATCGTCAACGTGCTTGCTGATAACCTTGGGGCGAGCTCGTACGCGAGCGCTGATATTCTCTGGCATGAGGCCTACGCCGATGCGCTTACTTCACTGGCGAGCGTGGTTAAGGATATTTTGATCGACCCGTTGCTCTATGAAGTGCTCGGCTCGGTCTCTGGCGCAGGCACGCAGTCCACGGAGCAGGTCTCCGTCACTGTCACGATTCCGCCTGGCGGCGAGCTGCGTATTGACAGCGACACGTTCCGAGTCCTGCTGAATGGCGAGAACGTTCTCGATAAGCAGTCCGGCGACTGGCTCATGCTCTCGCGCGACCTTCTCTACCTTGACATTGAGAGCGCGATCGGCAATGGCTTGTCTGGTAACCTGATTTATACAGAGAGGTACTTGTGATATGCTTGAGATTTTTGATAAAAGCCGCAAGCGTATCGCGATCGCCGAGAACGCGAGCGGCGTAGAGGAAGAGCGCAAGATCAATAGTCTTTGGTATCTCACTTTTTCGCTTCCGTACAATGACGCAAAAAATGAGTATTGCCAGCCCTTCAACTATGTCCGCTACAACGGCGGCGAGCTTTATCGCATTATGCCGGTCGACGCAGAGATCGCTGAGACCGGTCTTTTGACCTATCAATGCGAGCATGTCCTCGCAACCTTGATCGACAACGTGCTCTTCGGGTACCATGTCGTAGGCAACCGAGGAACCTACACGGCTGACTGTATTCGCTACGTGCTGAATCGGCAGCGCGTGCAAAACTGGGTGCTTTATGAGTGTGACTTCGCACGGCAATTTGAATACGGCTGGACGCAGGAGACCTTACTCTCGGCCCTATTCTCGATTGCAACACCGCTTGCCGACTACATGTGGGTAACTGATACCAGCGTCTACCCGTGGCGTCTCTCCCTCAAGTCGATCGGCCTCGGGCAAAAGCCGCAGCTCTACGTGCGCTCGGGTTGGAACATGCTCTCGTATGGTTCTGGCAGCGACCCGCAGCAGATTTGCACCAGACTTTACCCCCTGGGCTACGGCGAAGGCGTCAACCAGCTCACGATCAAGAGCGTCAACAATGGTCTCGAGTATATTCAGAGCCCGCAGGAGTATATCGACAAGTACGGTCTTATTGAACGAATCTGGATTGACCGCCGTTATGAGGACCCCGCAAGCCTTCTCTCCGCGGCGCAAGTCATGCTGAACGAATTGCAGGACCCGTTACAGCAATTTGAGATCAGCTTCGCCGAGCTTGACGAATCCGACTACAATGTCGCGCAGATCGGCAAGCGCGTTCGTATTTTGCAGACTGAGCTCGGAACGCAGGTCGATACCTATGTTACCGAGCTCACCTATAAATACGACGACGTACCAAGCAGCAAGATCATCGTCGCGAATAAGAGCACCGATATTGCGTCCAGCGTCGCCGATATGGCTGACCGGCAGCGAATCGAGCAGGCGTACGCTCAGGGCGCAACGCAGCTCTACTCGCAGTCGCTCCAAGCTAACTGCGACTCGCAGAACGGCGCGGTCATGGACTTCTACCTTCCCGAGGATATGCGAATTGTCAATAAGATCGTCGCGAAGGTCCGCGTCGGCAGCTTCCGCGCCTACTCCAAGGCGACGAAGGCCGCCGAGTCTAAGGTTGTCTCCTCGACGACTGCTTCGCAAAAGACCTATTCAAGCACCTCGGGCGGCGGCTCTACCTCAACCACCTCTTCGGGTGGCGGCCAGACGTCGGGCGCGACGACGCTCGAGTCCTCAAACGTCTTGCCGAGCCAAACAAGTGGGCAGGCCGTGCACAATCATGGTCTTTCTCGCGGCGCGCGGCTCGCGACGACCAGTGACGGCAAAACCATTGATGGCTATGAGACCTTTGTATGGTCTGGCGCGCATGTCCATCCCGCGCATACGCATGAGATCGACGATCACTCGCACAGCGTTCGCATTCCAAGTCATTCTCACAACGTCACGATTCCTGGGCATAGCCATAATATCACGATTCCCGCGCATGAGCACGACATCACGCCTGGCATCTACTTCTATGGCAGCCCGAAACAGTTCGACCTCTACGTTAACGGCAAGAAAAAGACGACGATCGTCTCGACTGACACCGAGCTCGACCTGACGCAATATCTCGTGGACACCAGCTCCAAGCTGATTCCGCGTGGTTCCTGGCTCTCGATCGAGGTTCGGCCGAATGATCTTGCCTACGTCAGTATTGACATGTTCGTCCAGGGCTTCGTGCAGTCCAGGGGCGACGCAACAGTTTAACTCTCAGGAGGTAAAACACTTTGGAGACTATGTATAAGGGCATTCCCTTCTCTCCGCAGGTCGCTCTCGCCGACGGTATCGGCGCAGGCGACACCACGATTCCCGTCACCGATATTTCCGCCTTCCCCGACGCCCCGAACCTCGCAACGATCGGCACGGACGAAGACGGCGAAACGATTCTCTACACCGCGAAGACGACGGACTCTCTTTCCGGTTGTACGCGCGGCGTAGAGGGTACGGCGAAAGCCTGGCCTTCCGGTACCACGATCGCCCGCAACTTCACCAACAAGGACTTTGACGCCTTGCAGAAGAATATCCAGGAGGCAAAAAAGCAGGCCGATCAGGGTGTCGGCGATGCCGCTTCTGCGAAGAGCGCGGCCGCTACCGCGCAGAGTACGGCCAACGCTGCGGGCACTGCTGCTTCGGGTGCGCAGAGTACGGCCAACGCCGCGGGTACTGCAGCAAGCAATGCCCAGACTGCTGCAGATAACGCGCAGACCGCAGCGGACAACGCCCAGAGTGCCGCTGATGACGCGCAGAGCGCTATTGACGAGCACGCTGCGGATAAGCAGAATCCGCATGGCGTGACTGCGGCCCAGGTAGGTGCGGCGGCCGTGTCTCACAAGCACGGCAACCTGACGAGCGACGGCAAGCTCGGCTTGACTGCGAATCTCCCTGTCTTCACTGGCACGGGCGGTCTCGCGCAGGCTGAGGCCGTGCTCTCGGCCGCTGCCAAGCTGGGCCGTGGCTACGGCGCTTGCTCGACCGCCGCGGCAACGAAGGCGAAGACCGTAACGCTCTCGGGCTTTACGCTCGTCACGGGCGCGATCGTAGGCGTGAAGTTCTCCTACGACAACACCGCGGCCGCGCCCACATTGAACGTCAACAGCACTGGCGCAAAGTCGATCTACTACAAGGGCGAGGCCGCCGCGGCTGGGTCCCTCAAGGCCGGCTACGTCTATCTCTTCCAGTATAACGGCGCGCAATATGAACTCCTGAATCCGGTCGCGCAGAGCGGCGGCGGCTTCTATCCCGCGATTGTCGTAACTGCCCCCACGGGCTCCACGGTGACCGCCACAGACGGCGAGACCTCTCTTGTGGGAACAGAAGTAAGCGGAAAATGGACCTTCCAGATTCCGTCCTATGGCGTGTGGAATATCACCGCCACGTTGAACGGTCAGACAGCTACCACGAGCGTCTCTGTCACGGAGGTCAAGCAGTACACCGTCACGCTAACCTACTTCGCCGCAACGATCGCGGTCACATATCCATCGGGCTCGACCTGTACTTGCTCGAATGGCACGACCACGCTCACCGCGCCGAACACGACCGGCAGCTACACATTTACCGTCCCGAGCGCCGGCACCTGGACCGTCAAGAGCACGAACGGCACGGACACCGTCCAGCAGGCTGTTTCGATCACGACCAGCGGCCAGAGCGCGAGCGTGACCCTGTCCTATAAGCCGACTGCGAGCACGAGCGCCAAGTCTGGCGTCAACTACACGACCGGCATTTCGAGCCTGACCGCTGAGAAGATGAGTCTCTATGCTGAGGCGATCTCTCGGAACAGCGCGATCACGAACACGACAAGCACGGTCTATATCGACGACGGCGCGAGCCACTACAAAATCAGCGTTGGCGACTCGATCAATATCGCGATCAATGGTACCTCGTACGCCTTTAAGATCATGGGCTTCAACCATGATACCCTGACGACCTCCACCGCGTATGGTTCTGCGACTGCGACCAGCAAGGCGGGTATGACCTTGCAGATGGCTGACTGCCTGGCAGGTAAGGCGCAAATGAATAGCTCTAACACGAATAGCGGCGGCTGGGAAAACTGCGCTATGCGTAAGAGCAACATGGCGACCTATCTCAGTCAGCTCACGAGTGCCTGGCAAAACGCCATTAAGCAGGTCAATAAGCTCTCCTCGGCTGGCAGTCAGAGTACAACGATCAAGACGACCGCCGATAAGCTCTTCCTCCTGTCTGAGGTTGAGATTTTCGGCTCTACCTCTTACTCGGTTTCCGGTGAGGGCACGCAATATGCGTACTACAAAGCCGGCAACAGCAAGGTTAAGAATGTAAGCGGGTCTGCGAACAACTGGTGGGAGCGTTCTCCTTTTGCGAGCTACGCTACCGGCTTCTGTTGTGTCTACAGCAACGGCGGCGCCAGCAGCGTCAACGCCAGCATCTCGTATGGCGTGGCCTTCGGCTTCTGTGTTTAATCTGTAATCTACAAATATCTGCGGCCCGTAAGGGCCGCGGAAAGGAAAATGCTTATGTCAGTCTACAAGTCCAAACGCGGCGCCAGCTCTGCACAGTTCGTTGAGACCGCGAGAAAGCTGCAGGTCCATACCCTCGAGCAGTGCCTCAAGGTACCTAAAAGGTACACCTTCTACTTGACGCAGAAGATCATGGACCACGCAAGCGCCGTCTACGATGAAGTCACGATGGCGAACAGCATTTTCCCGATCAACCAGCATGAGGCCCAGCTCCGGAGAGATCACTTGATCGCGGCAAATGCCAAACTTCAAGCCCTCGACCGGCAACTGGGCCTTCTTGCGGGCGTCCTCTGGAAGAACCCTGAGAACTTCAAAGGCTTTGACAACGCCTTCACGGTTTGGGGCGAGCTTATCATCGAGGAGGCCAAACTCATTTCCGGTATCAGGCGTTCAGATCGCGCCCGATATAAAAATCTTCCTGAATAACTGGGTCAAGTCCTGCATTGTTGCCCTGTCTGCGAACAACTGGTGGGAGCGTTCTCCTAATGCGAGCAACACTACCAACTTCTGTAATGTCAACAGCAACGGCAACGCCAACAACAACAACGCCAGCAACTCGAATGGCGTGGCCTTCGGATTCCGTTTATTTCCTGGTGAGACCGAGTAGCTCTCTTTAGAGCGAAAGCAGGACCGATACGGAAGGAGGACTTGCTTCCCTGGCCGTCGGGTCAAAAACACTCCGTCGATGCGGCCGTCTGGACGCTGCTTGCATGGCTCGGAAGCGCGCGGGTACCGAGTTTCATGGACGGCGCCGCTACGCAGTTATAACACGCGCTCTATAAATACCACTGTACGAAGGAGACAATCTAATCTATGACAAGCGAAGAGCGGCACGAGCTTAGGTATCAACGCCGCTGTCAGAAGAGGCAAGCCAAAAGGCTCGCCCGCAGCATTGCTTGCGGCAGCTTTGAGGAGGCCTTTTCTTTTAGCAATCTATTTCAGGCAGGGCAAACCTGCTGCAAGAATGTCAACTGGAAATGCTCGACGCAGCGCTACCGAATGAACATCATCTCGAATACCGCGAGGACCCATGCCGAGCTGATGGCTAGAACGTATAAAAGCCGAGGCTTTTACGAGTTTGACATTTACGATCGTGGAAAATGGCGCCATATCCGCAGCGTCCATATTACAGAGCGCGCCGTTCAGAGAAATCTCTGCGACCAGGTTATCACAAAGGTTTTTCAGCCAGCTTTTATCTATGACAACGCCGCGAGCATCAAAGGTAAAGGCATCGACTTCGCGATGGACCGTCTTAACTGCCACTTGCAGCGACATTTCCGCAAGCACGGTCTCAAAGGCGGTATTCTCGTCTTCGACTTCAAGGATTACTTCGGCTCGGCGCAGCACTGGACCGTCCAGAACGAGCTTGCTCGTCGTGTTCACGACCCGGAGACCAGAAAGCTCGCGAATGACTTCCTTGAGAACTTCGGCCCAGTCGGGTACGGCCTTGGCAGTCAAATCTCGCAAAACGCGGCGCTCATGCTGCCGAACAAGCTCGACCATATTATCAAGGAAGAGCTTCGCATTAAGGGCTACGGCCGGTATATGGACGATGGCTATTTGATTCACGAGGATATTCACTATTTGGAGTATTGCCTCGAGAGAATCAAAGAGGTCTGCGCCGAGCTGGGTATCACGCTCAACCTGCGCAAGACCAAAATCCGCCCGATCACACGCGGCATTGTATTCCTCAAAACGAAGTTCATCTTGACGGAGACCGGCCGAGTCCTTCGCAAAATGAGCCGTGCGTCCATGCGCGCGATGAAGAGAAAGCTCTTCAAGTTCCACAAGTGGTACGAGGCCGGCGAGTTCTCGCTCGAGGATATTCGCACCGCCTATGACAGCTTTAAGGGACACATGCGACGAGGCGACAGCTTCAAGGCCGTCGCGCGTATCGATCTATTTTTCAAGCATCTCTTCGGGTTCCACCCGAACGACAAAACGAAATGGAGGGCAACTAATGTACCGAATCGTAAAAGATGGGACTACTCTGGGGCTGACCGAGCAACCAAACTTTGTCGAGCCGCTTGAGAACGGCGCCTGGGGACTCTGTGTCGAGTCCAGGGCTCACGGTATCGCCTGGGAAGGTAAAGTGTACGGCCTTGCAGGGAAGTCCGCCATGGACGGCCTGGAGCTCGTTACGCTTGCCTTCGTGGACGCGGGCACGCTCACGACCGAGGCCGTGGCCGTGCAGTCGATTCTCTTCGTAAACGCTGCGGAAAGCGGCGCGGTCGATGACACGACCGCCAACGAGCACGTTGACCTGTTTGCTGCCTGGGCCTACCCGATCGCCTATAAGACTGGCAATATCCGCAAATACGGCGGCCAACTTTACCGTTGCCTGCAAGATCATACCTCGCAGGCGGACTGGACTCCTGATGCCGCCTCCAGCTTATGGAAAGCTACCGCCGACCCTGCCGAAGAGTGGCCGGTTTGGTCTCAGCCCCAGGGTGCACATGACGCCTACGCCAAGGGCGCAAAGGTCTTGCACTCCGGTAAGCGCTGGACCTCCGACGTCGATAACAACGTTTGGGAGCCTGGCGTTTATGGCTGGACGGAGGTAACTGAATGACGCTATATCAGGTCCTCAGCCTTCTCGGCGCCGGCAGTCTGCTTGTCGGCGTTTTCCGTTTGCTGTTCGCCCAGATCAAGGGCGTTCGGCTCGGCGTGCAGGCGCTCCTCAGGGCGCAGATGATCGCCGACTATAACAAGTGGAGCGAACGGGGGTACGCCCCGATCTATGCTCGCGAAAATTTCATCAACTGCTGGACGCAGTATCACAGCCTGGGCGTCAACGGTGTCATGGACGACCTGAAAGCGAAGTTCCTGGCGCTGCCGACCGACCACCTGCAGGCTGAGAAAGGAGATTTGGAATGAACGAAAAGATCATCAAGAGACTCGGCAATCTGCTGAGCGTCAAGTCGATCGTCACCCTGGTCCTGACCGGCGTGTTCGCCTATATGGCGATCGTCGGCAAGATCAGCCAGGATTTTATGACGATCTACGCCGTCATTATCGCCTTCTACTTCGGCACCCAGTCCCAGAAGACCCAGGACGCGATTGACGGTATCGGCAAGGAGGTCTAAAGCTATGACACCTGTTCAGCGTGTACTCGCTACCGCCCGTTCAGAGAACGGGTACCTCGAGAAGGCGACAAACGCCCAGCTTGAGGACAAGACCGCGAACGCCGGTTACAACAACTGGAACAAGTTCGCGGCCTTCCTGGATGATCTCGAGGTCGTCTACAACGGCAAGAAGAATGGCTACGCATGGTGCGACTGCTTCGTAGACTACTGCTTTATTTACACCTTCGGCCTTGAGCTCGGAATGGCTATGACCTTCCAGCCGAAGAAGGGCGCAGGCGCGGGGTGTACTTACAGCATGGGCTACTACAAGAAGGCTGGCCGCTTCTTCAAGGACCCGCAGCCTGGCGACCAGATTTTCTTCACGAACGACGGCGGCGCAAGCTCGTACCATACCGGTCTCGTGGAGAAGGTCGAAGGAGGCAGGGTCTACACGATCGAGGGCAACACCTCAAGCGCGCCTGGCGTCGTCCCGAATGGGGGCGCCGTGCGCGACAAGAGTTATTCGCTCGGCTATAACCAAATCGCGGGCTACGGCCGGCCTGATTGGAGCCTTGCGGGAGAGGAGACGGAGGAAATGACGCAAGATCAATTCAACGATATGTTCAAGGTCGCTATGGCGGCTTACCGCGCTGAGCTGCAGGACAACGACTGCGGCAGTTACAGCGCCGAAGGCCGTCAATTTATGATCGACAAGGGCCTCATGGTTGGCGGTAACCCGCTGCCGAACGGCGAACCGAATTACATGTGGCAGGACTTCCTGACCCGCGAGCAGTTCGCGACCGTGCTCTTCCGGTACGCGAAGGCCCTGGGCATTGCCTGATGGGACGCCATGAGAAAAAGCCCTCAAAGAAGAAGGTCAAGATCGAATGGAGCAAGCTCGTATGCCTGTTGACGATTCTCGCCGGTCTCTTGATCGTGCAGGAGTGCCTCTTCCTTATGTACCTCTGCATCAAGGGGGGCTACACCGCCACGGCCGCCTGGCTTACCGCTGCGACCGGCGTAGGCGAGGCGGTTATCATTGCCGGCGCGAATGGGTATCTCGGGCTTGCCAAGTCCGATCACAAACGCGGCGGTATTACGTTCGAGGCCGCCAAAGCAAAAGACTTCACCGAGGACGAGGATAAAAACAGCCCTCCGATCTAACTGAAAAGCCCTCCTGCGGATTCGTCCGCGGGAGGGCCCTTTTTCTTTTATATTTTGCGGCCGTTGTATGCCAACTTTCCAACGAGCTCGCCGGCGGGCGCGTAGACCTCGCAGGCAAGCCAGTCTGACGCAGCGAGATCATTATTCAGCGCGAAGACTCGGGCAGCCTGGGACGGTTCTGCGACCTCATGCAAGCGCTCTTCGCAGACTCGGCCCGCGTCCATATACCGGACGAGAAGATCATATTTCATCGTTGCCGGTCTCCTTCGCTATCAGGTCCAGGATAAACCGGTTGACGCTCTTGCCGACACTCGCCGCAGCTTTTTGAATATAATCCTTCTGGCCCTTCTTCACCTTCAGCTCAATGCGCTCGTAGGTTTTGCGGTTATAGCGTTCCGTCGCTTCTCGCTGAGCGTCCGAGTAGGCCATGCGTCCACCGTCCTTTCCTTTTTACTATTATTAGTATAAAGGAATGGGCGGATTCTTCGTATAATGTCGACCGTATAAAAATGGAGGCCCCCTCTCTCACAATATCAATTTTACCGCGTTTAGTAAGCGTTGTAAATCGGCAGAACCCAACAGGTTTTTACTGAAAACGCTGAGCAGTTCGTCGGCATACGAAACCTACTAAACACGGTAAAATTATAAATGTCAAGAGGAAAGGAGCTTGACAAAAAGAAAGAGCCTGCAGGTTCCAGCTGCAAGCTCTAAGAAAGGAGGTGCGTGAAATGCCTGATGGCTACACCCCTTACGGTTACCTCGGTAAGGTCGATGACCGGCTGATCGAGGTTGTCTCCGAAGAAGAGCTCTATGAGCTTCTCGAAGATGAATAACCGCTAATCACCCGCGAGCCTGGCCGGTCGCAAGACCGGCTGAGCCCGAGAGTGTTTATATATTATATCGCATTCAGGCGAGAAAGTAAACCCTAAGGAGGTAACGATTATATGAATTTCCAACGCGCTTGCTACAGCTACTCCGCTTTACAACGGTGTGCCGACGCCGTAAAGGCTACTAACTGGACCGTTCGCCGGTCGGCAGAGCATTTTAGTAAATGCTTTGAGGTAAAGAAGGTATTCGAGCTTTGCTATGACGAAACGCATTGTATGCTCTTCGACCCGGAGTTTTCCCCGTGGCATGATTACCTTAAAGCAGTTGACCACAAATACACGAAGAAGGAGCTCGACATGAAGCTGCGTATGTGCCACCGCTTCCTTGCGAATGAGCTCAACGCGATTCTGGCTGCTATGAGAGCCGGCGAGGTCGACGCGATTGACTGAAAGCGGTAAAACCGCAACGGAAAGTTCGCAAAATCCCGGCAGTTTTGCGCGCTCCCGAAATCAGTAAAACGCGGCATAATAAATAATGTCAAGAGGATAAAACAGAATGCGGACAGCGCCGCCCAGCTTACGAGCTTCAAGCGGTAAGCGCGCTGCGAAAGGTAACCTCTTGACATTAAAAACAAGGAGGCAATAACATGAAAGTTTACATCGTTCAAGTGATTCCCGAGGCAAGCCTCGGGAAAGTCAGTCAGGAAGGCTACTCAACCTTAGAAAAGGCGCAGGCCTTTGTCGAGAGCCGTTCCGACCGTCCGCAGCAAATCTCGCCGTACCTTTACCGCACGGCAGACTTCGCCGACTACCTCATTTACGAGGTCAATATCGTCTGAGAAAGATTCGCCCGCAAGGGCGTTTCTTTCGGGCCGATTGCTTTAGCACACTACTTTATTAAAGGAGGCAATTCGATGGCAAAAAGAGTCGGAAAGACCGACGACCAACCTTTTGTAAAGCTCTTCCGAGAGCTTACATACCGCTGGACTCCGTGGGAGGTCTGGCAGGACTTCGTTACGATGTACGCTTGCGCTATCTCGAACGCAGTCGACAAGTCTCACTTTGAAAAGCGTGAAGAGCTCTACCTCAAGCGGATTCAGAAGTACAACAAGAAGGAGCAAGAGATTTTTCCTCAGCTCGCTGCGGAAGTGGTCCTTGCTCTCGAGAAGAATCCGGAGCAGGACTTCCTCGGAAGTATCTTTATGGCGCTTAACCTCGGCAATGACTCTGGCGGGCAGTTCTTTACGCCCTACGATGTTTGCCGAATGATGGCAGAAATGACTTGTGACAACGTGCTGCCGACTATCGAGGCGAAAGGCTATATCTCAATTAACGACTGCGCTTGCGGTGCCGGCGCTACTTTGATTGCCGGTGTTCACGCTGCAGCTAAGTGGATAAGCAAGGCGGGTCTGAACTGGCAGAATCATATTCTCGTGACTGCGCAGGACGTTGACTACACCGTAGCCTATATGTGTTATATCCAGCTCTCGCTTCTCGGCGTCGCCGGCTATATCAAAGTGGGTAACTCGCTTACCGAGCCTATGTGCTCGGATGACTCATTGGAGAGCTACTGGTTTACGCCGATGTACTGCTCCGATGTGTGGACTATCAGAAGGCTTCTCAAGGGCGGAACGCTCTTATAAGCAAATATATTTTTCAGGAGGTTTTTATTATGGCAACTATTACAACGAAAGAAACCCGCGCCTTTAACTGGGCAAATCCGGGTACGCTCAAGGTCGGCGATGAAATCGTCGAGACTCTCAAGGACGGCCGCGAGGTTGTGCTCGTCGTCATGGACGACGGCGTTATCGGGCTGAAGAATCTGCTCGGCTACCACCGCATGAATAAGGAGTGGACCAACGAAGGCGGCTGGCTTGCCTGCGATATGCGTCGCTACCTCAACGAGGAAGTTATCGCGCTGCTCCCTGACGCGCTTATCACAGCTATCAAGCCCCGCAAGTTCGGCGAAGAGGAGGACAAGCTCTGGCTCTTCTCCGAGATGGAGGTCTTCGGTGAACATGACTGGACCGAGAATGACCCTGACCGCGGCTTCCAGTTTGAGTACTTCAAGGACCGCCGCAACCGTATCAAGGTCGACGAAGACGGAGATGCGAGCTGGTGGTGGGAGCGTTCTCCTTATGGGAGCTACTCCAGCTACATCTGCCTTGTGAACAGCAACGGCAACGCGGGCATTGGCAACGCCAACAACGCCGGCGGCGTTTGCTTCGGCTTCTATATCTAATCATCAATCTATGAATCCCCCCGCGGGCTCGCGCCCCCGCC